GTTATACAAATATACGAAAAAAGTTTGAGATTATCAAACTTTTATCTTCAATTTCTTAATAATTTTAGGGTCTGTCCCATAATCCTCACATAACTCAAGAATCCTTTCTTTACCCGTTCGAGATGTGTAAAGAATCTTTAGGTAATCCTCAGCTTCTAACTTAGATACCTCATAGTGCTTTGCTACTAAATCTACCAACCAACCTTCATACTTATCCGCACCTTTAGGTTTGATATACTTCATAAAATGCCTACCCTTTGGAAGGATATCGATTAGAGCTAAGTACATTGCCTTTGGTGGAACTTCTTGAAGATATGGTTGGATGGTTGCAATTGTTTCCACCCACTCATACTTCATAGATAAGAAACGGAGAACCATATAGTTACTCCAAGTTTTCTTATCCGATTCATCCAACTTATCCCAATACTTTGGGTCTTGAACATTGGTTATTTGAGTAATATGGTCAAATAGGGTTTTAGCCATTTGTTTCTTCTGCTCTTTGTTTATCTAATTGTTCTAATGCTTTCATTTGCTCTGGGAGTAGTTCTTCACATACCTCACCACAAGCTCCACAAAGTAGAACTTCGATTGGTACTACTACATCTTGCGGTGTACCAGTTACCAACTTTGAGATTTTACGGAACTTAGCCCCATCAATGAATACATCGTATCCACAATGTGAACATTGTACAGGTTTAGATTTACCCAAATCAATCTTAGGTTGTCCAGCTGATTGTGTTGGTTGTTCTGATGCTTTTTGTGGTTTGTTACCACCACCCATTCCTACGATTTTTGCCATCTTAGATTAAGTTTAAAATTTCTATTAGTGTTGCTGCCATTGGAATCTCTTTATCAATAGCGTTGAAGTGTTTGTTCTGTCCTTCAGAAAGAGCGATAATTACATTCGCTGTATTTGATGGAGCGTACTCATCTACCTTCTCATATAAGAGAGTGAATAATTCTGAGAAATCAGTTACTCTACTATCAATAATAGTTTGTCTCATATTCACATATTTGTTTCTCTTATCATCCGAAGATTTGAGGATATCTAATACCTTCATTTTGTAATCATTCTCCAAAAGATTTTGAGTATCTACCTGTAACTTACCTTTGATTGAGTTCATTTGGCAAGTGTTGATAATCTTACGAATATCAGGGTATCCAGCATCAATGATTGGAACTAAATCTTTTGGTTCAAAACTAACCTCTTCGGTTTTCAAAATCTTTGAGATTTGAACCGCTACATCCTTTTTAGTTGGTGGGATGATTTGGAATGATTGACAACGAGATTGAATTGGTTCGATTACTTTCTCAACATAGTTACAAGTCAAAATGAAACGGCAATGTTGTGAGAATGTTTCCATCAAGTTACGAAGAATAGCTTGTGCGTTTGGAGACATGTAATCAAACTCATCTAAGATAATAATCTTCCACTTTTTGAATCCCATTGAAGATGCGAAGTTCTTTACCTTATTACGAACTGTATCTACATTATTCTCATCAGATGCGTTGATTATCATATAATCACAATCCACCGATTTTACAATCAATTTAGCCAATGTAGTTTTACCAGTACCAGCTCTACCATATAGAAGTAGGTGAGGGATATCACCAGTTTCTAAGTAACCTTCTACTTTTGATTTAAGGTGTTCGTTACCTACATAATCCTCTAACTTTACGGGTCTGAACTTCTCAACCCACAAAGAGTTATCTACTTTTTCATTTTGTGTTTCTTCGAAAAATGCCATATTTTATGTTTTATCTACCTACTTCGTTTAATCGTTCTGCTTTGAAGGTTTCCCAATCTTTACCTATACCATCGATATAAAATAAATCTTCGGGCTTTAATCTACCTTCATCGTGCAGTTTTGAATATCGTTTGATTGCTTGTCTTTTCCACCAATTGTTGATGTAATCTACACCATCTTCAAACTTTTTCTTCATAACAAGTTCTGATTCTTCAATTTCTGAACGGAGGAACTCAGGTCCGTTTTCATACATCATAGCAAGATATACACCTCTTTTAAATCCGTGATGATAATCAGATGCTTTGATACCACACTCTTTGAAAATCTGAGTTAGAATCTTTTGTTTGATACCACTTACAGGTCCACTAGCACCTTCACCAGTTCCCATATTAGCACCATTTCGGATTCTTTCGTTGGTGATTGCAGATTGATACCATTCAGAACGATTTTCTTTTAACCATTGATGCCAAGGGTCATAGAATTCATCATCAGGTTTGATTGCAATCTTACCAGCAGATTCACCCAAAGTTTTGAAGTGCGGAATACCATTGTATTGAGAATGAATTCCATATAGGGAAGTTGTCCCCACAGCTATCAATGTTTGCCCATACTTTTCTTTCCAATAATTTCTTACCTCTGGAACAGTGGTCATCATTGCGGTGAGTTTACCACCTAAAAAGTTGTAACCTAAAGGCTGGGTACAAACAATGGTGGATGCGATAGTTGTGTAGTTCAACTTCCCCTTTTGGAATTTATCTTCTTTGGTCCATCCGATGTAATTATCTCTAACTGCCATTGCAGTAACATCTGAGGCTAGGGATACCATCCCTAACAATTTACCACTCTTTCTATCTTTCACAAAGATTTTCACATTTCGGCCAGGGTTAGCTGTCCAACTCATTGTGTGAATCATCTTTCTAAGATAAGTCCACTTTGTAGCTTCTTTGGAATCCTCTACAATCTCAACATATGGTTCTAACTCTTCAATCTCTTTGATGGTTAGTTCTTTATTGTTGATATCAGTTGGTTTCCATTGCATATCGTACAATGCGGCAATTTGGGATTTATCTCTAATCATAGATTCTTCCTGCAACTCCACCCATTTTTTGTATAGGGTTTGTTCTTCTACACTCATTGTCATAAGGTAGTTCATATTCTGAATAAGCTTTTCTTTAGCTTCTTCAAATACAAATTCTGGCTTTGCTGGTTCGGTATCCCAAAAACTCATAATGTTACTTTAATGGTTTGTTATTTAATCTCTACTAAGTAGTAATCTGAAGTGTAATCACCATCAACAAAGTTTAGGTGTGCCAAACCTTGCGATGAAATCTTCAATGATGAAGAGTTTGAACCTTTGTTAGCCAATAGGATAGCTTTAAGGTATTTCGCAGAGAATGCGATTGGGTCAACATCACCATCACACTTACAATCAACCGAAATTGAGATTCGGTTAGAGTTGATTGAAGAATAACCTAAGATAATCTCTCCTTTGTTATCTTTACAAGTGAAGGTAAATGTATCTGCATCAGATAATGCTCCCTTAGATTTGATGAATTTGTTTACAAACTCATCGTTGAGTGTAATCTCTACATTGAAAGGAGGAAGTGCCTTCAAATCAGGTACCGCTGGGATAACTGATGGTGCTGCCAACATATACTGCATCTTTGTTCCCTTATCTGAGAATTTCAAAGCTCCAGTTACTTCTTCTACTTCAATAGTGTTATCTAACACACTCAATAACCCTTTCAACTGAGATGTAGTGTAGATACCAAATTCTCCTTGCGGAAAATCAGTACCACTAACTGATACACCACCCAAAAGGGTCTTGTCATCTGAAATCATACGAACTGATAGGTTCGAACCTTCAGATTTTACCATTACTGATTCAACCTCTCCACCAAGGTTGTATCGGTTGATGAAACCATCGAATTTTACTTTTTCCATAATTTACTTTTAATGTTTATTTTTAAGTGTTACAAATATACGAATTTATTTTCAGTTATACAAGCTAAAAAGAGAAAAACTTTTCAGCCGTTTTGGTTGAGGAGAGTACTTCACCCCAATCCAATGCTCCATAGAAATCTTCTAATTTCTTCAGAAGTTCTCTTTCGAAGATTTTGTCGTGGTCGATGTAGGTACTAATCAACTCCATAATTTGAGGAGGGTCATTGTAACCATTCATTGCTACCCCATCCAATCCATATGGATTTTGTTTGAGGTAAACCCACTTAATTTTATCACCATCCTTTAGAGGTTCATATTGATTTTGAAC